AATTGGAAGATGGTGGCACGGCTCATACCACGCTCACCCAATCCGTAGATACGCCAGTAGTCCTCATCGGTTGTTGCGAGGCGTTCAATCTCTGCTACGATGGAGGCATCCAAGAACGGATTGTCTTTGTAAGTACTTTGTATGTACGTTACGTCATCACGGGTTAGCAGTCGGTCGTATATCCAGTGGAAGGCATCTGATGGGTTGTAGTCAATCCATATCTTGCCTGTGGTACGAACCAGCAACTGAAAGAAGTCCTCCCAAGAAAGCTCGTTGGCCTCATTGCAGAATAGGTAGTCACGTCTTGCTCCACGCTTCTTCTGCGGTTGGTCAAGCGAAATGAACTCAAAAAGGTTTCCGTTGAGGGTATAGGTGTAGTCGCTCTTGTTGTGGCGAGCCTCATCGTACAACTCCATGTTGCGGAGTATCTCAAAGAAGTCACGGTATGCGGTCATCTTGAGCGATGGGAGCGACTTACGCACAATAGAGAAGACCTTACCCTTCTCTTGCATTGCGATGACAATCAGCATCTGCAAGATGGAGTAGGTCTTTCCTGAACGAGAGCCTCCCTGATTAACTACTATCCGTGTGGGTGCGGTGTAGTTCCTTTCAAAGAGTTCACTTGTCTTGACTTGGAGTACGGACAATCTCTACTTTGATTTGGGTGAGTTCATCTGCTGCTTCGTGGGAGTTCTCCACCCGTGCGAGCTTGGGTGTCGTGTACTCCGCCATCTTGTTCAGTAGGTCAAGTGCGCCCTTCGGGTCATCAGCAGCTACCTGCGTGAGCCATAAGGTCATATTGTCAAGGTTGGCTTCAATGAGGTTTTGGAATGCCTCACGTATTTTGTTGGTCGTTTTGTTTGCTGCTCCCTTTGGCTTACCAGCAGGGTTGCCGCTTACTCCTTTTTCAAATGGCATTGTATGGAATTGTATAATTCAACTAAATAACCCTTTTTGCAAGGTGGTGGTTGTGTGTTGCTTGCATCCGCTCTTTGTATTCCTTTATATCACCATATGCAACGTGGCAGGTTCTACATAGAGCCATTAGGTTTTCAATGCGGTCAGCATCCTTGCTGCCTCCCATACCACGTGCCTCTATGTGGTGGATGTCTACGGCCTGTGCTTGGCATACCTCGCAAGGAATCCAATCGGTGGTATCGTAGCCCATCCCCTTTAGGTAGACCTTTGTGTGGTTCTTCATTCTTTTATGAATGCAATCCAATGAGTTTGCATCTTGATTCCTGATTTGTGACCATATAGTGGCTTTTGGTCAGTCAGCTTTAATATCTCTTTAACGGGAACTCTGCATTCGTTCCATTTAAAAATGAGCGTTCCGTTTGGTTTCAATACTCTAAAGCATTCTTTAAATCCGTTTTTGAGCATCTCCTTCCAATCTCCTGTCAAAGAACCATATTGCTTTGTTAGCAATGCGTTGGGATTTTGTTGAGGGATGTGAGGTGGGTCAAAAACAATATGCCAAAATGAATTGTCAGGCTGATTGATATTAGTAAAGTCACCAACTATGTCGGGCTTTATTGTTAACACACCGCCATTCGGGTATGCGGCATTTGGAGCAATCTCGTAGTCCTCGCATCTCCTATCAAGATACAATGCCCTCTCATCTGACTTGTCAAACCACATCCCTCTTGGGCCGCAACAGACGTCTAAAACTTTCTTTTCTTCCATCATTCGTGCTTCTTCATCGCAGAGCGTTGTAGTAGCAAAGGTACGCCTCTACGCAGATGAGCGTTCCTTGTTCGGATGCTGCTTTGGCAAACATCCCATCTCCCTCGTAGATCTTCTCAAAGCGTAGCTTTGGTATGTGGTATGGCTTGAACATAAAGCAAGCGGTGTCTATGTTGCCGACTCTTGGTTGGTCGGTCGGACGTAGCCTTCCCTCTTGTCCCCATGTTACAATAGTAGAGTCAAGGTTGTAAATGGTTGACCATTGCTCGTTGAACTTCGGATGTAGGATGTTATCATCATCCAGAAAGTAAACCCAGTCCTCTTGCGTGAATTGGTCTTGGTAGAGATCAAGGAACTCGTTGCGTAAAGGATGTCCCCAATGACCTGTCTTCTTTGAGTAGTGGGTTACGTTTGCGCCTGTTGCTTCTTTGAAGTTGGTAGAGGCATCCATCATCACCACCCACGTAGCCCATTCAGGAATGTACTGCTTGATGCGTTTGAGGTTCTGAGGACGTGAGCAAGGGGTTACAATGTAAAGCATCGCAGTTCGTTTATTTTGTCCATCGTGAAATCCTGCACGTACTCATATAGTGAATCCGCAAGGTCTTGGACTTGGTTGGGGTTTTCGTTTAGCCTCTTAATTGCTCCTGCCCATTCGCTTGAGTGGTTGATTGCAATGCAATTGTCTTTGGTGATATAGGGTTCATAAGGGTGCGTGTTGCTCACAATAAGAGCGCACTTGCTGAATCCTGCCTCAAGCATCTTCAAATGAGATTTGCACTTAGCAAACTCGCTTGTCGTTAACGGCACAAGGCTAACGTCAAAGTATTCGTACAGGCGATGGTAGTGCGTAGGAGGCATCGTGGGTAGCTTGTATGCTGCTTTCATCATATCGGGGTAGTTATCTACCTCCGCCACATACGATTCGTAACCAGATAGGTCAATGGTTGAATCTCGGATGTCAGCTTGGTGGTGGTTTCCTCCGATGTAGCCGAAGCGCACCTTCTCTGATGGCTCTCGGTTTATCTGCCAAGTGGGTACGCTGATGGCATTGGGGATTACTCGGATGTTGGTGTTGTACTTCTTCACCTTTGAAGCGAGGTGCTTGTTGGTTACCCATACCTCATCTGCTGCTTTCATAGACCGAATGATGCGGTCTTTCATCTGCCTTCCGTAGAATCCGTTGAGGGGATGGTTAGGAGGCAGCACCCACCAATCATCATTGTCCACGATTAGCTTGATTCCCTCCTTGCGGCAGAGCCTAACGAAGTCATCAAACGGCTCAACAGGGAATGCACGGCTTGAAAAGAAGTGAGTGATCTTAGGCCATACCTCAGGCTCAATGTCCGTGATTTTCTCAACGAACATTACGTCTGCCTCTTGGTGGCAAATCAAAGGGGCAAACACACGATGGTATGCTACCCCTGAGTTTACCTTGTGGAAGGCTACAACGAACGGTCTACTCATAGTGTTCGCCTGTGTTGCCGTTCTGCCCGATGATGTCCATACGTTTGTTCATTTCTTCTTCGTTACGCTCCCACTCACGTTTAGCGTAGCGTTCAAGATATTGAACCCACATACGAGCAGCAACTGCTTGGCGTTGGGGTTTAAACGGATAGATGCTGCGTAGGCGAGCCATTGCTATCCGCACAAATTGCTCTCTCATTTCTCGTTTGTGTTAAAGGTTTTCAATTTCCTTGTAGTATTCTCTAACCTCATTTTTAGATAGGGGCTTTACCCAATCCTTGCTTGCATATACAGGCATTGATTTTCTGCCGTGAGGCTCTACTACAATTTCATCTTTATCGCATTGTGATTGTAATTCCACATCAGATACTGATGCAAGAACCCATACCAATGTTTCGTTTTTTATTTCGTTAGTTATTTTCATTTCTCGTTGGTTTTACTGATTTTAAAAGATCATTCGTTATTGTGATGTGAGTGAAGTATGTTGCTGCGTTGTTGCCGTAGGCAAACCGCTTTCGTTCTTCACTTGTCATATTTGACAAAGCCAATAGTTCAGTAGCCCTTCCCACTTTACAACTCACCGAAGATGGTGTACGAATCCAAGTCCTCACCCAAGATGAAGAACTGCTTGTAGAGTTGGATGGCCTCAAGCGTTTTACGCTCGCCTTCTGCTACGAACTCAGGAGTGATGGAGTAGATACCCACATCCAAGCTCGCCTTGTCAATAGCGATGAAGTAGAACTTGTCAATCGGCACACCGAACAACCGAGTGTAGATGAACGCCTGTACATCGTAGCCGTACTTCTTTGCAGAGTAAGGGAACGCCCGTAGGTCGGTTGTTGTTTTCAAATCAGCCAAGAAGCCATCAGCCATGATGTCTGCCTTTGCTCGGAAGGGGATGCCCTCTATCAATCCGATTGCAGGTTGCTCAAACTCGCAGCCTTGAATCATTGACAAAAAGTATTCATTCCGAAGTAGGGCATCAGCAATGCGCTGCGCTTCATCCATCTCCTTACGGGTGCAGATGTTGCGTTGGCCTTTTGCTTCCTGCCACGCCTTTGCGTTCTTGCTCTGTACCTCAATCACGTTGTACTCCTCCACACGATGCGGCTCAAGAGCCATCAGGTGAACGAGCCTGCCTACCGAGAAGGCATCTGAATCCTCGCTGCCGTACTTGGTGACGTAGTGGTAGGTCTTGGGTGAGGTTAATAATAATTTACACGCTGAAGATGACAGGGCATTCTTTGAGAGGTTGCCGTAGTAGAAGTCATCATCGTGCATACGGCTCTTTAGGGTTTCTAAATCCCAAGTGCTGCCATCAAGTAGTTCTATGATTTTCATTGTTGATTGGTTTTGAATAAAGGTAAACAATTTTTTGCAACTGCCGACACAACATCAACGGTTACTGCGTTGCCGCATTGCTTGTAGCGTTGGGTGTTGCTCATTGATTTGACTACGCCATCGTAGTTGCCAAAGGCGGTGTGATCATCGGGGAATCCCTGTAAGCGTTCGCATTCAATAGGGGTTAGCCTTCTGATTCGGTAGCCATCAAACAAACTTATGCCGTTGTGTTCTGGCTGCGTAAGTGTAGGGGATTCATCACGGAGGCTCTTGTTGTACAAGTCCATTGCTTTGACCTCACCCTCTACGAATTTATTTCTGCGGATTGTTTCGTTGACCTTCTCGTAGGTGTAGTTTGGTTGAACTACTGCCTGATTGCAACTCGTTTCAAGCGTTTGGGCTTTCTGCTTTCCTACACGACCTCTTCGTGTTTCTGAATTAGGTTGAGAAAGGTTGATGCTATCACCGCTTGTTGCTTCTTCGTGACCAGAACTTGTGGCGGATTTGACTCGTAGAATCAGATCACTCTTGCCTTGATTTAGAGCAGGAACAATACCATCAGCATCGTATACTCGGTCTTGTTGATATGGTTGCGTTCCGCCATTGGAATCACGCCTCGTGCCGATTTGCTTTACTTTCAAGTAATCACCATCAGATGGCTGCTTGTAATATCCAGCGACAAGCGTAGAGGCATTCTCGCCCTTCTTGTGGTTGCCACGCTTATCAAGCACCTGTACTTTCATCGGGTCTTTGTAGCTACAGGCGTTTAGAGTAGCCGCTATACCATCTTCGCCATAGATGAATCCTTGCTGACCACCTGTGCCACGATGGCCTACTATTTGGACTCGTTGGACAGGATTTGATTTATGACTTTCTCCGATAGGAAATACTCCTCGCCAATCTCCTGCTGTGGTTGTAGAATATCCGACAAGGTATATCCGCTCTCGGTTTTGGGGTAGAAACCAACTTGTATTAAGCAGTTGCCATTCAAGTCTATAACCCCCAATGTTGGCAAAGGCTTGGATAATTGCCCAAAAGTCTGCGCCATCATTTGAGGAGAACGTGCCTTTAACATTTTCCCAGACAAATACACTTGGTCGGCATTCGCTAATAAGGCGGATTGCTTGGAGGACAAGAGAACTTCTTTCTCCTTCCATCCCAGCTCGTTTTCCTGCCAATGAGAAATCTTGGCAAGGACTTCCAAAAGTGATGAGGTCAATTCGGGGAAGGTCTGCTCCCCGAACATTTGTAACTGATCCGACATAAGTAGAGGTTGGGAATTGATGTTTGTAAACTGCGATAGCGTGTTGGTCTATCTCCGAGAAGTAGGATGTGACTTCGTATCCTGCTCGCTCAAAGCCAAGATGGAATCCACCGATTCCGCTAAACAGGTCAAGCTGATTAATCTTCATAACGCTGCAACCAAAATTCTTCTTCGGTCTTGGCACTATCGTACTGCACCTTGCCCGTGAAGTAGGCTGATTGTATGTGCATCTTCTCAATGTGAAGGTAGGATTCCTTTGTGGCATCGCTGAACTCGGGATGGTTCTCAAAGAACACGGTGAATGGTGTTTTCATTTTAGTATTCATCTGCGGCTACTGACGTTGCCCAGTTAATCCACTTGTAGTACAACTGCATATCCATCTTGGTAGGTGGGTTGCTGATGTGTGAGGTGGGGTATGCGGTGGTGTTGGTGTAGCCATCCTCGTTGTAGGATTCTTCCTTGTACTCAATAATCATCTCGTACGTGTACATCTTCATTGGTGATTCGTAGCCAAGCCATTCCGCAAGATACTCTTGGTCGGTTCCTGCTTCTACGGCATCCCAATAAGCCTGTGGCATCTCGTGAGAGTCCTCAAGCCACATCTGAAGGTCATCAATTTCAAATAACATTTTAAAGTCCAGCAATTAGTTCAACAATAGCCATTGACCCCATAAGGCCGCCAATGATAACGATAGAGGCAATGAGCTTCGCAAAGAAGACCTTGACTTGGTGTGCAGAGATTTGATTCATTTTGATTGGTTTTTAAAATTATCCGATGTAGCAATTCTTGAAGGTCATGGAGAATCTACCTTCGGCTTTCTCAATAGACTTTAAGTAAACCCTTGTTAGTGCTTCAGAGAAGTTGTCAGCAGCAACTGAAGTGACAAAGTCAAACAGGTCGTTCTCAAAGTAGTTGACCTCAAAAGTGTAAAAAGTTTTCATTGTGATTGGTTTTTAATGATACCCAAATGTATGCAGGTTAATTGAACCAACAATAGGCCATTCCTAAAAATCAAGCATTTGCATCAAAACGAATATCCATTGCATAAAAAAGAGGGCTATTTGCCCTCTCTCCATTGTGTGTAGCAAACTGCTACCGCTTGGTCTTTGTCTGGATACTCGCTTCCGATGGCTTCCATGCAACGCTGGATGTAGTCGGATTGCTTCTCACCACTTTGCGGCTTGGGGATTGGCATACTTTAGGATTTTAAATGAAACTAATTT